GGAAAACCGGAAATCACTGGTGAGGACGTTTGCGCTGCTTTAGCACGGCTACCTGTAGAGGCGAGTTTGTACGGGCGTTATTTAATCCTGGACGACGAGGTAGCACGGGATCTTTTAATTAAAATGCTGGTGGACGTTTGTTTAGATTTAGGATTTGAAGGCGATCTAACCAGACTGCGGCAGCTTGTAAATCTAGGACTTTCCGAATCGCACGGGCGAAACAAATGCCCACACTGTAAAGGACTTGGCAAAATCGGAATATTCAAATGCGAACACTGTAATGCTTCCGGACTAAAAAGACCCACGGAATCCTCACGGGCGAAAGCATTAGGAATCGCACGGGGAAAGTTTAAGAAAACATGGCAGCACAGGTATGAAGATATCATTCTGCCCGTGGTAACTTATTTAGAAATGGAGTTTTCGGAGATCCGAAAATATTTGAACTAGGGTAACGGATATGCTACATTATTACTAAGATGAAGAAGTTGAGATAACCCGCTAGCTGCGGGTTTTTTTGTGCCTCCCATTTACGAGGACACGATCACCGGGGAAATATTCGACCTAGACCTTAACCCGAATCTGGCAAAAGAATACGGCTACAAGCTGGTAAAGGGTTCGCGCACCTTAAGCACGGTATCAGACGCGGAGTTTTTCGGCGCACAAGATCCCGCCTGGTTAGAGCGCGAGAGATTAGAAAAAGAAGGTAATTTTTTCCACCACATAAAAAAAAGACCCGGATAAATCCGGGCCTAGTGGGACTTCAAGAGTTACCCTTCACTACGCCATCCCGGCCAGTTTTAAAACTTCGGTTTGCAGGGCATCCGGTAGCTGCCAAAACTTCCGGCCCGAATGTTTACCGTAGCCTGATACCGTTAAATCACCGTCATCGGTCATCCAAGCGATTAAGGCATCTTTGACTTCTGACGGTTCCACGGTCGCCACCTCTTCACCTGAAACAAAAATATCGGCGTCCCCGCCGGAATATTTCACGGTAATAGGGTCGCCTTTTGTTACGTCGTACAGCGAATCGTCGTTTGCCATTTCGATGCGCTTAACTTCAAAGAAGGTTTCGGCATCAGTGATGTTTTTCATTTTCGGCCTCCGTTATTTAAAATCTGTCCAGTAATTTTCTTGGGAAAAGCCGCGTTTTTCTGCTACTTTACGCGCTAGATCACCCAAGTCAATCGCATCATTACAGAATGCCGTGCCTGTTTCGCAGAGCATATTTGCAACGTCTTTGGATTTATTGAGTAACTCCAACAATTCCAGGTCTACTGCGGATAATTGTTTGTTTGGTTTTTTCTTGGTTTTCATTTTTAAGCTCCTGTTATCGTGTCTAAAACATGATTAATTGGTTGCATTAAGGTTTCTGTGGGCGTTGGTCTTTTTTCCCACGGATCTAAAACAAACCCGTCCTTTTCCACGGTTTGACCCTCACGGGCTACTGCCATAAAAAAGTCTTTCACGGTTTCGGGTACTTGAAAATCTCCCTGCCAGTACCATTCGTAATAGTCTCCGGGTGGAGAATCAAGAAAAACCCCATCGCCGCGAGGCAAAATGAGGGTTTCGACCCAGGAATTACCCTTAAGGATAGAAAAGCCGTCATAACAGCGGTTTTCTTTTTGATCTTGGATTGCATCATCCCAGGCGAGATTGATAGCGTCTAAAACCTGATCGAAAGTATCCCAGGTTCCAGTACGCTCTCCGCGTCCGGGTGTATCGAAGTCGTCCGATACTGAGACTTCCACGGTCACGGTTTCGCTTTTTCGGAAAACCCGTGCCCATGCTATCTCATGCTTTGAACCCCACCAAAGGGTCTGAAAATCGGATTTGTTCGCGAGTGCGTTCCAAAGAGCGGTTTCACCCTCCGGGTATAGGTCAGTTAGTCCACGGTGGGAACCGTCCAGACCGGCAGCAATGTCAATGGGTTTCATTCTTCAAGCTCCGGAAAAAGTGTTAATAAAAGCCGTTCCAATCCCGCGCAAACAACAAACAGCGCGAGAAGAGGAATAGCGACTAACAGCAGCACAATTAAATTAGTAATCATTTGACAGACTCCGGTTAATGTATCGTACGTTGTGGGCGTGACAAAGCCCGTTTCGCTTCGCGCTCTAATTCCTTGTGAATAATCACGGCCCGAAAAACAGGCGACCGCACACTGTTTGGCGATTCCAGGATCTTTTCTAAAATCCGGCGTAACTCTTTTTCGCGGCTCATGGTTAGCACTCCCGTAGTAAATAGTCGTCAAGATCTTGAACTGACCCGGATTCGATAATCTCGCGGAGTTTTTCACATTCGCGGTATAGCTCCCGCAAGAATTCAAGACCAATATTGTGCTTCCCGCATAAATCAACAACGTCTGCTGCGCTTAGGTATCGTTCCGCAGTTACTAATGCTCTCTGGTAGCACTCTTGACAAATGTCGCCGCCATCTTCGGGAACGCAATCGCGCTCGTCCACCAAATAACCGCACCGCTTACAGTTTGTGCTGTGTTTTTCTATCCAGTTAAGACTCATGCTGCCTCCTGGAATAGATGGTCAACCGTTCCTGTTTCTTTGAACTGCTGCCAAAGCATTTGCACGGTGTCGTAGTGTTTATGGGTGCTGCCGATTGTTTTAGACGCACCATCAAACCAATCCAGAAACCAATATTCTGTATGGGTCAGGTTTAAATGTTCGTCCGTATAAAAACGGAATTCTTCGGACGGGCCGCCCCACGATATTTGATAACGAAAATATCCGCGTTGATATTCGTCCTCGTCCGTTTCGGACGGGACATAACCAAAATCTAGGCCATAGTCATAAAAGGCGTCATAAAGCTTTTCCCTGACCTCATCGAAAATGTCAGAGCGAAACTGGTCTAGATCCAGTTCGCCGTTTTCGTCACGGTAAGAATCGACAAAATCCTGACTAAAAGATTCTTCGTAAACGTCATCCACGGTTACCACGGTATCTAACGTGCCGTTATCTTTTATCTCAATGTCCTCTTCGGACGAGTTAAGCATTACCGCGATACTTGTGGCGCGTCGATCCAAAGAATCGTTCACACGTTCAGCACAGGTTTGATCTTTCATTTTTCTCTCCGCTTAGTCGTTGGATTGTTTAAATGTGAAAATTCTTTCGGAAATAGGCAGCTTGCGCGTTATGGATTCGCACCAGTGCGCCATACTTGCCAGGGTCAGAGAATTCTTCGCCTGTATCTTCCATATAAGTCAATTCCTTCAGCACTCTATCCAATGAGTCTTTTATTGACTGCGCCAAAGGCGAAAGAATGGTTATGTCATCCAGCGCCAGCAGCTTATCCGTTACGGATTCGCCGCCGCTCGGAAGCTCTAAAACTTTATTTAAATCCATTTTTTCTCTCCGCTATCGGGCCGGAATTGACCCGCACTAGCCTGCTCTGACCAGGCTAGAACTGGTCAAATGCGGCAAGGCATCAAAATGCCCACGTTTTCGGTTTTATTGGAAACTTCAATCCCAGGATGTTCAGAAAAGGTCAATTTCACTTTTCCGGCTTTACCGTCCTTAGATAGCGCCGCCGCGAGATCATGCAAAAGCTGGGCGTCTATCGTTGCGGTAAATGTTTCAGAACTGTCAGAGATATTGCTAAGGATCTCCGCAGCATCCGGGAACTTAGTTTCGGGCCGGGGAAAACTCGGGCCGTGTGGAACGTCTAAAGCACCATTGGCAATTACTTGCGCGTCTTTTGCTTTTGTAGACTTTTGAACGGCTACCGCTGCGGTGATACTTTCCTGAGATATCGGGCCGCTGGTGTCTTTGTCGTCTGTGACTACTTTTAACCTTGCGGCAATATGTCCGTTAGTAGCCCACAGATAACCGTTATCCGCGTCTAGTTCGCAATGGTGAAGCTGTACCCGGTGATCTGAGGTTTTCGAACAGACTTTCTTAAGAGTTTTTTCGGCTTTGTTGGGAATAATCATTTTCTCTCTCCGCTATTAAAATGTGTATTTGGCCGCTACTCCGGCCGCTTTTTTGTATCCGTTCCAAATTGCATTGGCCCGGAAATTTGCAATGCGGTACGCTTTCTCCGCAGCTGCGCCAGTAATACCGTAATCGTCAGACAAGGCATTTAAAGCCGCTTGCTTTTCGTTACCGCAAAAATCGCGCACGTTGATAATTTGATCCGTGATATCTGCAATCACGTTTTCTTCTATGTACATATTTGTCTCTCCGCTTGTGTAGGTGTAGGGTATATTACGCTCAGATAGGGTAAAGAGCAATATAAAAGACACTTAAAGTATATAAAACTTCTTTATTTGGGCCGCGGAAAAGATAAGGTTAAAACCAAACTAAAAGGGCTTCTAACTCTCATATATAGGTAGCAAGACAAAGAGAGACATATAAGGATAGGGAAGTCTGTAAAGGTTAGTCTAGTGCTGCGAATCCTAGTGCAATGATATCTATCACACGCACACACACGCACTTCAGACCTCGCCAGGCGGGGTTATGCAGCTGAATCCTGGCATAACAATCCTATTATGAGTGCTAGACCGGCCCTCAGAACCGCTGTCTATACAGCAGAATAGAAGAATCCCCCCGCGAATCCCCCCGGCAGGGGTCAATATCCCGCGTCCGGGGTGGGAGGGGCGACCCCTTTCGCAAAAATAAATACACACATATGTCCTACCCACTTACCGGAGGGGGAATTTACCTTTCATAAGAGTTTTCTAATATGATCCGAACAGAAAAACAGCAGAAATTCGTGGACTTCTACGTTATGACGGGGAACGCGAAAAAATCAGCTATTCTGGCTGGTTATTCCGAGGCAACGGCAGAGGTAAACGGGTGTAAATTGCGGAAACAACTGTCTGCTGAAATAGACCAGGCAACGAGGGATGCGCTATCTCAACACGCAGCCATGTCTGTTAAAAACCTGGTGGATCTGGCAAACACCGCAGAGTCGGAAACCGTCAGATTACAAGCGAACAAGGATATTTTGGATCGTGCCGGTTACAAACCTACGGACAGGGTGGAGCAAACTGTTACTTACGATGACAAGTCTACAGAAGAGCTTGTAGCGGAGTTGAATGAACTGATAGGCGATAGACCTTTGCAGTGATTATCCTGGGTGATTGCCTGACAGAACTTCGTTCTTTGGGAGATGAAACCGTAGATTCCGTTGTTACCGACCCCCCTTACGGGCTTTCATTCATGGGAAAGAAGTGGGATTACGATGTACCGGGGGTGGAAATATGGGAAGAGTGTTTCCGTGTTTTAAAGCCCGGAGGTCATCTTCTCGCTTTTTTTGGAAGCCGCACCTACCACAGAGGGGTAATCCCGATAGAGGATGCTGGGTTTGAGATCCGCGATCAGGTCATGTGGGTTTATGGGTCGGGGTTTCCGAAATCCCACAATATCAGCAAGGCGATAGACAGGGCCGCAAAAGCGGAGCGAGAGGTCGTTGCGACATACAAAGCAAGAGGATTTAGCGAAACCTCCCCCACAAATGACGGACGCAATCAATGGGCTGCGGGTAAGGTCATTGATAAGGTTGGCAGAATTACCACTCCCGCGACACCGGAAGCAAAAAAATGGGACGGCTGGGGTACAGCACTAAAACCCGCGCACGAACCTATTGTCGTCGCCAGAAAACCTGTACAGGGAACTGTGGCAGAGAATGTCCTCCAGTTCAGCACTGGTGGGATTAACATAGATGGGTGTCGAGTGGAAACCAATGAAGAAATAACTAATCATTCAAGAGGAAAAGAGTCTGCGATTAGCAAAGGTAAATATGGTGACAGCAAAGCACAAGAAACACACCAAACAGAAGGGCAGACACTAGGCAGATTCCCCGCTAATGTAATCCATGATGGAAGCCAGACAGTGCTTAACCTTTTCCCTGATACAAAAAGCGGGGCAGATTGCAAGAGAAAAAAACCGCACGAAACAAACGCAATGGCCGGTACTGTAGGGATTTTAGACAGGGAAGAAATAAGTTACGGCGATAAAGGATCTGCCGCAAGATTTTTTTACTGCGCCAAAGCCAGCAAGAAAGATAGGGGGGAAAACAACCACCCCACAGTAAAGCCCACCGACCTGATGCGTTATCTGTGTAGATTGGTTACGCCTCCCGGCGGGGTAGTCCTAGACCCATTTATGGGGTCTGGTTCTACCGGAAAAGCGGCTCAAAAAGAGGGGTTTGAGTTTATCGGGATAGAGCGCGAACCGGAATATGTAGAAATTGCCAGACAACGGATATGAACCTCGCGGAAGTAAACAGAGCGGTAGAAATAGCGCGGCTTATAAAGGATAGAGAAAGGTACGAGAGGCTATACGTTTACGACCCTTACCCCTACCAGCAGAGATTCCATGAGACAGGGGATTTAGCTAACCAACGGTTACTCATGGCTGCCAACAGAATAGGAAAATCCTACTGTGGGGCTATGGAAATGGCCTGTCACCTTACCGGAATATACCCGGATTGGTGGAAAGGGAGAGTTTACAAACGTCCGATAACCGCGTGGTGTGGTGGAGTAAGTAACGAAACCACCAGGGATATCGTACAGGCAGAACTTTTAGGTTCCCCGGACGACCCGGAAGCATGGGGTACAGGTTCTATCCCGAAAGACTGTTTAGTAAAAAGTGAAAGAAAACCCGGTGTGCCTAATGCCAAATCTGTCGTACTGGTAAAACACAAATCCGGGGGTAATTCCTCTCTCTTTTTCAAAGCCTACGAAATGGGGGTGGAGAAATGGCAGGGGAGATCTGTAGATTGTGTGTGGTTGGACGAAGAACCTAGCAGAGAGCTTTATTCCCAAGCTGTTACTCGTACTTTAGACAGACGGGG